GCGTGCGCGCCGTCGCCCCGGAGATCGGCCGGATCGGCGGCGGCAGCTTGTTCGCGGGTTTCGGCTGAGGCTCGCGGGTCTCGAGGGCCGCGGCGTAGCGGCCCAGCGCGATGGCCCGCGCCCGCTCACTCTTGAGCCCGGTGATGCGCTCCAGCTCCTCCGGATCATCCGCCAGGGCGCCCGCCACCTTGGCGCCGCCGGGGGTCTCGATCAGCAGTTCCGCGAAACCGGCGTCGGCACCCATCTGCATCAGGCTTTGGCACCTGTCCTGCCAGTCCGAAAACGTTGCCTTGCCGGATGCGTGGAATTGCTCGGCACGCTCGGCGGCGACCCGCTGCGCGAGCTGCGCGGCGACCCGCTCCTCGACGATGCGCGGGATGTCCTCGGCGGTGATCGGCTTATCGGGCTGCGGCTGGCCCTGGCGGCGGTATTGCTCCACCTCCTGCGCCAGCCGTGCCCGCTCCTGCTCGCCGGCCGACAGCCGCGCCGACAGGGCGGCGATGCGCCGGTCGGTGCGGGACGGCTTCGGCTCCGGCTCGGCGGGAGCTTCGGTCTCAGTCGCAGCACCTGTCTCAGCCGGTGCGGGGGCGGCAGTCTCAGGCGCAGGCGCAGCAGGTTCAGCCGGTGCGGCGCCGCCCTGCGGGTCGGTCGTGTCGCTCATGTTCAGTCGACCTTGTTCTGGTCAGCCACCGGCTGGTCCGGCTCGGGTTCCGGCTCGGCCGGTGTCGCCGGGTTCATCGGGGGTGCCGGGGTTTCGTGCGGCGGCTCGACCAGATCCGCACCCACGGTTGGCGCGGGCAGGTTCTGCTCGTTCCTGGCGGGCGAGGTCTTGTTGATCGGCTCCGTGCCCTTCGGGTCGGTAATCGTCATCAGGCGGCCGTTGGCGTCTCGCCGTGCGGCGGTGCGGACGGGGGCTCGACAAGCGTCGGCAAGGTGGGTTCCGGGACAGGCTCCGGGACAGGCTCCGGGACAGACTCGGTCACTGGCGGGACAGATACCGGGACAGGAGTCGGGACCGGTGTGGTCAGCGTGGCGCTGCCGACGGCAGCCGGCGTGTTGGCCAGCACCGCGTCGGACAGCGTCTTGGTGTTGGCGTTGATGAGGTCGAGCACGCTCTGCACTGCGGCCGGGTCTTCGGCTTTGATGGCGGCGGTGAGTTCCGTCGATAGCTGCTGCAGCAGGGCGACGACGCCCTGTTCCACGGTAGACTGAGCCTGGATGGCGAGGGTGATGTCGGCGAGGCTGGCCATGATTGTCTCCGAGTTTGCGGTGAGGGTTGCGAGGCGGGCGAGCACCTGATCGAGCCGGGGATCGGCCGGAAACAGGTGGTGGAACAGGTGATGGTCGGTCATTGCTTCGCTCGAAGGACGCTCTGTGCGAGCGATGGCTTGCGCTCGAGTGCCACAATGCGCCTCTCATGCTCGATCAACGCGGATCCGAACAGCACGGCGAGCTCATGTTGCAGGTCCATGAGCAGCATCACCGCATCGCAGAGCACGCTCTCGGGCGCCTGCGGGTCGCGCGTGGCAGCAGCCGACAGCAATTCCCGGCGCAGCTCGACGTGCCGGGCCAGGAACCTGTCGGCGTCGAAGCTCATGGTGAGGCCGCTGCAGGCTGTGGAGCGGCGTCAGAATCAGGCGGCATGATCTCCTGCTGATGCGCCGCGTCGGCCGCCTGGTGCTCGTGCATCACAGGCAGCGCCGGCATGCCCAGCAGCTGCGACAGCATCGAGCGCACCAGCACCTTCGCCGCGGTCGGGTCCGCCGCCGCCACCGCCTGCAGACGGTCGGTTTCGGCCTTGTAGTCGTCGATCGCCGTGCGCCCGCTCTTGTCCTTGGCCTGCTCCTGCAGCATCACGAGCTGCGCCTTGAGGCTGGACACCTCGGCGTCGGCCTTGGCGAGCAGCTGCTGCGCCTGCTGGCCCTGCTGCTGCATCGCCTGCTGGAGTTGCGCCACCTGAGGATCAGGGCCGCCGCGATACTGCGGCGGAAGGCCCCGCTTGAGCCGTTCCGCCAGTTCGTCCGCTCCCGGGAAGTCGGCGTTCGCGGCCCAGAAATCGCCGACGATCGCGAACGCTTCCTTGTTCTGGCTCATGATCTGGCTGAAGGCGTTGAACGCCTCCTCGCGCTGGGTGCCGTAGCTCGGCCCGACATCCGCCTCGACGTCGTAACGCCCGACATTGGGGTTGAAGATGACTTTCGGGTCCGGCACATCCGGGTTGGCCTGCTGCGCTTGCGCCTCCTCGTCGCTCAGCGGCTGCGGCCCCTGCGGACCCATCGAGATATGCTGGTGCGCCTGCGGAGCGTTGGGCACCAGTGCGACGTCGGTGTCGCTGCCGTCGAGCGCCATGATCTTCGTGACGCGGGCGGTGTTGTAGACCTTCGGGATCAGGTCGAGCACGATACGGCCGATCTGGCGGATGCCCTTGGCCTGGTTGTCGGTGTAGTGCGCGACCGCGTTCTCGCTCTGGCGCTGGCGCTGGCCGATGGCGGTGCCGGAGACCTCGTTGCCCTGCGCGCCCATCTGCGCCTGATACTGCCCCGAAACCATCATCATGTCCTCGCGGGCGATGTTCATGCCTTCGATATACGCCTGCGCCATCTGCGGCGGCTGGCTGCGCTCGGGCCTGGCGATCGGCTGCCCGACGTCGTCCACGTCATTGTAGGCCAGGAACGAATAGTTCTTGGTGTTGGCGGTGGACCAGTAGTCTTCGAGGTTTTCGAAGGCCCGGGCGGGTCCGATATACGGCGACTTGCCCTGCAGGGCGACCTGCTCGACGGCTGCCGCACTCCAGAAGTTATACATCCGTTGCGCGTCGATCAGCGCCCGCGTGTGGCCCTTGCGGTCGAGCTTGCCGTCGATGATGACCTCTTCGCCGATGAACGGCACGATCGGGATATACTTGCCCGGCCAGCTCTTGCGCTCATCGATACGGTCGCCGACGATCTTGAACCACTCGATCTCCGGCTCGGACACATCGCGCGAACGCACGATGTGCTGGCGCACCGCGTCGAGTTCGCCCTCGGCCATCTCGCTCTCGCGGATCGCCGTGCCGTCGGGCATCTCGTGCAGGATGTCGGTGCCGTCGTTTCTGCGCCAGTATTCGGCCTCGCGCACGTGGTCGCGGTCGTTCCAGCCGTCCGAATGATCGAGTGCCGCGGGGGCTGCCATGTCGCCCTCGCCGTGCTCGGCGTCGTAGAGATCGCGCGGAATATCGTTGAACACGAAGGCAAACCGCATGTCCGCCTTGTCGTAATCCTTCGCGTCCGGGTCGAGGTAGATCGTGCGCGGATCCGGCACGCGGCGGATGAAGATCTCCTGCTCGAAACTCTCCTCGTCGGCATAGTCGGTGACCACCCGCACGTAACCGAGCCCGGTCTCGACCTGGTGATAGATCGCGGTGCTGTAGGCGTCGGTGGCCTTGGACTGGTACTCGATGCGCCGGACGATGCCGCTGAAGATCTCCGCCGCCTCGTATGTCGCCCGGCCGCCGGTCGGCGTGACCTTGATCTGCGCCTTGTGCTGGCGCGCGTCGTTGACGATCTGGAGGTTGTGCTGCCTGACTTTATTGAGTGTAAGACAAGGACGATCGCCCCGCGCGGTTTTCACCGCCTGATCCCACTGCAGCCCGTTGATGCTGTCGCCGTTGGCGAACTTGCTGTCCGCCAGGGCATGCGCGCGGGCGTCGGCTTCCCAGGTCACACAGCGCTCAAACCGTTCTTTCGCTTCGCGGATGATCTCCGCGTCGCCGGCCCGGACCTTCGTGCGTGCCATCAGTCGGCCTCATCCAGCAGCGCCTGCAGCTGCTTCTTGCCGTCGGTGATCGTCAGCAGGCCCTTCGCGGCCGCGACCGCGATCGCCGCGGCCTGGCCGTCGCGTATCCGCTGCGAGTTGCGCAGAAACGTCACCAGCATGCCGAAGGCCTGGATGCCGGTCGCCATGCGCTCGACATCGTCCTGCGTCACCTCACGCGTCGCGTCGATCATGATGTCGTAGAGTGTCGCCATCAGGCACCCATCCATGAACTGCCGCTGGCGTTGAACCGCGGGCGATTGACCGGATCAGCCGGCGGCTTGGCGTTCTGTGGATCGCGCGCGCCCTGCACGCCGGTGCCGCACGCGTCGGCACAGTGTGAAGCTCCGTCATGCACCGCGTCGTTACTCCAGACACCCATCTTCTCGTTCCATTGCCGTCGGTAGGCCCGCAGGTTGCGCAGCCCGGCCGCACAGCCGGTCGCGTCGAACCAGCTCTTGGGCAGGATAGAGCGCACCGCCTGCACCCGGTCGGCGGGGTTGGCGGCAGGCACCACCTGGATCGGCCGCAGGCCAAGACCAAGCAGATACTGGCGGCGCGACCGCCCGCCCATCGTCAGTTCGCGCACCTCGACGTCGTGCGGCATATAGTGCTTGCCGTAGACATACGGCTTCTCGGTCACGATCTTGGCGTAGTGGTCGAGGCCGACGCCGCTGTGCTCGTAATACTCGAGCCAGCGCCACTCGCCGCGCGGGCTGATCTGGAACCACCAGATGCCGGTGCTGTCATCCATGCCGAGATCCCAGCCGGTGTGAACGGGCAGCGCCGGATCGTAGAGCACCCGGCAGATGCGGCCCTCGGTCTCGGCCGCCCCGAGCAGCTTGCCGTAGTAACTCCCGCTGTTGGGCGCCTCGAACGAGCACTCGAGCTCCTGCGCGAACTCCTCCTCGGTCATCTCCTGCTTGAGCCGCGCAATGGCCGCGGCGGACAGCGCGCCGGTCCGGGTGTAATCGAGCAGATACGTGCTGTAGCCCGGCGTGGCGCGGGCCCGGTCGTAGGCGGCTTGCAGCAATCCGCGTCCTTTCGGGGTGCCTGAGCGCACCAGCGTCCCGTCGCGGTCGGCCAGCATCGGCTCGATGACCAGCGGAACCATGGAAATCGGCGTGTCGTCGAACTCATCGATAATCACCTCGTCGGCGTAGCCGCCGCGCCAGCTGTCCGGGTTGTCGGCCCCGCCGCACTGGTAGAGGCCGCCGTTCGGGAGGCGGATCGCGGCGTCGGACTTCCTGATCACGGCACCCGGTATCGCGTCGGCCGCCCGCATCACCTGGTCCCAGAGCCCGGTGCGCTTCCACATCACGCCGTACGGCAGGATGTGCACCACGCGCGGCAGCGGCTTGCGCTCGGTCAGGCCCCGCTTGAGGCCGCGCCACATCAGGCCGGTCGATTTGCCCGCCCGCCGGTGCACCACGGCGACGATGCGCGGCGCCGGGTCGTTGATCAGCGGCATCTGCCAGGGCCGCGGGGCAAACGGCAGGGTGACCCGCTGGATATGGCTCATTCGGAGGCCGCAGGGGGGTCGGCAGGTGGCTCGCCCTCCCTCGCGTGCTCGGTCGCCCAGCTGTAGACCACGGCGATCGGCGCGCCATCGATGCCGCCCACCTCCTGCGGCGGCTCCTTCCAGCCGGCGCGCACCTTCAGCCAGAAGATCTGCGCGATCGTGTCGCCGGCGCGCGCCTTCTGGAACAGCGAGCCGGCAACCTGCGCGTTGGCCTCAATGGCGGCGGTGTTCAGCTCGCGGCGGAAATGCTTGCGCAAGGTCTTGGAGGTGATGCCCAGCACGGTGATGAGCTGCTCCTGCGTGATGCCGTAGGCGGTCATGGCGCGCACGGTCTTGCGGTCCTGTTCGGTCGGTGCGTAGGGCGGCCGGGCCATCTGCTCAGAGCGTCACCAGCGAGGCCGTGAAGATGTGCGCCCCGCCGAACTTCTCGGTGTGCTTCTTCACCAGGCGTTTGAGCAGCGCCGGTTTCACACCGGCCTTCTCCAGGGCGGCGACCAGGGCCGCGGTGTTCACCCGGTCGGCCTGCGGCACGACCTTGAGATTGATCGTCACCGTCGCACCGGCATACACCGTCTCCGAGGTGCCGACGGGATAGGGACGCGCGAGGTGGTCAGGCAGCACGCCGCCGGTCACCGCGGCCCGCTTGGCCTTCTCGCGCCTGGCATCGGCATTGCGACTCAGCAGCGACGACGCCCAGTATTCCTCGGCCAGGCGGTCGCGGGCGTTCCGCGCCGTATTCGGAAACCGGATCGCGGCGAACGCCTCGTTGATGGTCTCGGCAGCACCGATTTTCGGGAGGGTTTTCGCGGCGTCTAGCGGCATGTCGGCTCCGGGTGGCGATCAGAGAGCAAAACGCTGCCCGCATCCGGGGCAGATCGCGGTCTTTTCCTCGGTGATCTTGATCTTCGGCTCTTCCGGATCGTCGAAGATAGCCTCGAGCTGGTGCCCGTCGAAGCCGGTCAGGCCGAGATCGAAATCCAGATCCCGCAATTCGCCGAGCTCGAGTGCGAGCATCTCGGAATCCCAGCCGGCATCGAGGGCGAGGCGGTTGTCGGCGATGACGTAGGCGCGCCGCTGGGCGCCGGTGAGGTGGCCGAGCTCGATCACCGGAACCCGCTCCATCGCCAGCATTTGCGCCGCCAGCACCCGGCCGTGGCCGGCGATGATGCCGCGTCTGGCATCGATGAGGACGGGGTTGGTGAAGCCGAACTCGCGGATGCTGGCGGCGATCTTGGCGATCTGCGCGGCTGTGTGGGTGCGGGCGTTGTTTGCGTAGGGCACCAGCTTGTCGACCGGGGCCAGCCTGTAGGGCGGGAAGGCCGGTCTCGCGCGCGTTTTTATAGTCGGTAAAAACTCCTCACCGTTCGCGCCCCCGCCCCCCGCGGCGGCAGCGCCCGCCGCTACGTCCGTAGTGACACCCGGCACCTCCTTCGGCTTGTTGGGCGTGCCCTTCTGCCGCCCACCCGTCTTCATGCCAACAGCCATTGTATATACCCCATCCGCGTTGCGGTTTCGGCCGCCACCGCATCAGCGGCGGCCAACACCGGGGCGTGGTAGTCTTGGCGCCAGCTTCGTTCATGGGTTTGCCTCCATGTTCGGGGTCAGGTCCGGTTAGGGTGTCCAACCACCCGCCGGGCCGACTGATGCCCGGAACCGCCGGGCACGGTCGGTCAGTCCGCGCCGGATCGGCGCAATTCCAGCACCTTCGAAGTTAGTGTCCGTCTATACTTGCGTCTATGCAGTCAAATACTTGGCTGAACTGTCGCCCGGCCGCGCGTGCGAATAACGCGTCGTGGTTTCTAAACTCGCATGTCCTACCGTCGCTCTGACGACATGGACCGGCGCCCCACGATTGAGCGCATGTGAAACATGAGCGTGGCGCAACCAGTGCGTCGATATCGCCGGCGGCAGCCCGGCGCGCTTCACAGCCAGCTTGACGATCCGATGCACCTGACGAGGTTGGATCGAACCACCCTGCCGGGACCGGAACACCGAATCATCCGGACCGGAGTTCTCGCGCAGCGCGTCCACGCGTTGCCAGAGCTGGGCAGGCAGCAGGACCTCGCGCGTATCTCCACCCTTGCCGAACACCGTGATCTGCCCTTCGCCGTCGTCGCGTGGCACCATGTCGGCCCAGCGCAGCCCGCAGGCTTCGCTGACCCGCAAACCCGCGCCGTAGATCAGACGAAGCAGCGCGGCGTCGCGGGAGCGCTTCACTGTCCCGAGCATCTTGAGCGTTTGCTCCTCAGACATGATCCGCTGCGACAGCGTGTCCTTGATCTTCGGCAGCTTCACCATCACGCCGGGGTCGAAGGTCAGGTAGCCGGTCTGCCGACCCAACTTGATGAGCGACTTGGCCGCCGACAGACGCCGGGCAACGGTCGGGGCCGCGAGGTGAGCCATGCTCGCGGCATAGGCCTGAATGTCCGGCAGCGTGACCGAGGAGATCGGCTTCGCCATGAAAGCGACGAAGCGGGCGATGTCCAAGCCGTACTCCCGCCTGGTCATCTTCGACTCGTAGCGGCCCAGCCACATGGCGATCAGCCCGGTGTCGCTGTCCACCTGCGGCGGGATCGTGTCGCCCGAAACTGCGTAGCCGGTGACGATCACCGCCCCGCCGGGAGAGGCCAAAAACGGGACTTGTTGGCCGCTCATTTTAAGCGTTTCTCGTCTATTGTCGTCGTGAAACAGACAGGCAAGGAGAGCGGGAATGACCCGATCAGGGGCGACTTGGAAAGATGCGGGGGTCGAGAGCGCGGACGAACGGCTTCACGAGATCACGCTCAAGGCGATGGTCGACCACGCTGGCAGCATGTCGGCCACGAGGGATGCTATTTGGGAGCGTGTGCGCAAAGACCGCATACTGATCGATGCGCTTCTCCTGCCCTACAAGGATGAGGCGCTCCGGAACCTGCTCCATCAGGTGCGCAGAGACCTCGGATGGAATCCGGCCACGGGTCCCCGAGGGGCCACGATCCATATCCCTTCGGAGGAGCATATTCGCCCGGCCAATTCGCCGCTGGAGCGCCGCGCCCAACTGGTTTCCACCGAATGGGACCGTGAACACAAAGACGAACTTACGGCAGAGCGGGACGCCGAAATTGCGCGGCTGACCGAAAAGCGCGCGTGGCGACATGCGTGGGAACATACCTCGGCCAGCCACGTGTCGATCAACGACAAGCCGTTCTGGACCGTCTGCGTCAACGAGGCGCGGGGTTGGATCGAACGGACCGGACATTCAACGCGGTTCATGGAACTGGTCATCGCAGGTGTCCCGGACGACGGGCGCCCGATCGAGTTCTATCGGCGGCCGGATGAGATCGACGACCTCTGGAAGCAGGCCCAGGCGGCATGACCATCACGGTATTGTGATCGTCTAAACCGCCGCGACATCAGCCCGGTCCGCCGTGACCGGCACGCCACGGCCGAGGATCTCCAGCAGCAGGTGCACCCGCTTTGCGTCCGACCACTG